CTCAATTCTTAAATGACGTTTAAGTTCGAATAATGATACAGGATAATCTAATTTAGTTTTTGTTATATTATATTCATTATATCCATATACAAGAGGCATAATACAAATGATTTATTTATTTATTTAAAATGAAGGGGAGAGGTTATCTCCCCTTCAAATCTGGCAACTAATTATAATCCTGCGGATACATCCTTAAGGATGCAGAATGCTCGTTTATTCATACAACCTGTATCAAATAAACCAATTGCTGTAATATTGATGAGTCCTTTCTTTGCATCTGAATAAGGATCAACAACAATTTCAATTGGTCCCCACTGACCTACACAAACCTTTGTCCAGTCACCAAAGTAAACTTTATTTGCATTTGCGGCTGGCGTACCGTATGCCGGGTAACCGTTGAGAGTATTGTCAAGTGACCAGGCAGGACCGTTTTCAGTTCCAAGCAATGATTTTGTTTTAAGATATGCTTTAACTGAAGGAGTTGTAACATATGCAGGTGAATTAAGTGAAAGTCCACCTATGGATGCTTCCATTTTTACAATATCCTTATAAACAAGGCCTGTTGCAGTGTCATCAGTCATCTGAGTTGCGGCATCGGTATCAATCTGATCAAAAAGATCATAAGTAACGGCATTGTATATACCATTTATAAGATTTTGCAAAATGCTCTGATAGATGCCAGGATTTGTTTGTGAAAGAGTTTCTCTTGAAATACTCTGACGATGAGTTACTCTGCGAGCAGAAAGTGTCAATGCGTCGGGAGCCATATTAGCGCTAGCTGCATCTGCATCTTCACCAGGGAATGTTGCTAAATCTTCAGCCATAGAAGGAACAACAAAATTACCATTAAGATCAGTAAAGAATGTTACACCAAGTTTTTTAAGAAAATCTATTGATGGCGAATAAAGGACATCAATTTCTGATGCAACTCCTTTATTGATCATTGCTGATTGAGTGCTAGAAACCAAAGGATCGGCGCGGAATGATGTTTTTCCACCATTTTCAACAGAATTTTTGAGCCAATCTCTAAATTCAATAACTAAATCTTTTCTTTCTTCCATTTTTTCTAAATTATTTTCTTTTAATTCAACGACAATTTGTTTATTAAGTTCTTCTTGACGTTCAAGAATACGAATTTCATTGTCTATTTCTTCTATTTTAGTATTAAGATCATTCCATTCAGCTCTTTTTTCAGCTGTTAGATCTTCTACTTTAAGAATCTCTTCCATTTGAGAGATTATTTTTGAACGTTTTTCCTTTAAATCTTCAATTCTTTTCATAATAAATTTTTTATTTTTTAATACCTTTTAATTTTAAAAGTTGAAATTTCATTTTCATTCTTGTTAATTCAAGATTCTCTTTTTGATCCTCAGTTTTTGCCTCACTATTTACACTAGATTCATCTTGTTTCATTGAATGCTCATCCCAATATTTATAACATATTGCTGCAGCCTGATCCACATCATTAGTTTCACCAGTATCCATTAAATATTTAATGCACTTTGAAACAAATTCATCTTTACTTTCACCTGGTTGTGGCTCAATATGCTCTTCATAATTAATATTATCCTCATCTCTCGCCATAACATACGTATCAGAATAGGCTGCATCGACAACTATACTAACATCATATAGACGGGATACTTTTTTAATGATTCTAAGATCATTTCCATTCTCATCTTTTGTCCATTCATCATCATTTTTCTTTACGGCAAAGGCAAAACTGTTCTCAAAAAGATCACCTCGCTTAACAAGTTCATAAATATCATTACCAAGGGTAGTATTTGGTACTTCTGCTATGAAACGCAAACCATATTCATCTAATAATAGCTTTAAAGTTCCAGATTTCGTTCTTGCAATTACTCTATCACGTTCGTGATTGAAGGTTAGCACAACATTTAAATCCTCACTTTTAAGCACATCATTAAATGCTTCAGGCTTTATAATTTCATAGAAAAGTCTATTATTTTCGCTAATTAATTTTGAGCGTCTATTAAATACAACTGCATATCCTTCTAAATATCTTTTCTCACCTTCTTCAAAGGCTCTAAAGGATATATCACCTGAATAATTTCTTATAATCTTTTTCATTAATAAAAGTTATTTTTTTATATATATTCATTTATTTATTAAATGTTTTATCAGTATTATTTAAATTAGTAATTTTGGAAACAGTTAAATAATTTCCTGGCATAAAATGTTCATCACCTTCAGGATATGTTGGATATCCTTCCAATTTACATACATCATTAGGAGTAACAACACCCATACCTTGTAAAGTTCTTAAATTCTCAATTCTTGTTTTACTATCGGTTTCCATCAGTGCATTGAAATTGAATTCTATAGATACACCATTTAGACGCTCTTCGGTTGTTAAAAGTTTAGACTCTAATTCTTGACGATACATTCTTCCTATTGATGCAAGTGTTGATGCTTTAAATTCGAGCATCATATATTCTACATTATTATATTTTGTCGCTTCCAATATGCCTACCATATGAGGTGGAACTCCGTATAAAGCAGCTATTTGTTGAGCGTTAAACTTAATCGTATTAATAAATTCAACATCTGCAAGATTTAGCTTGAGATCAACAATATCAGTATTTGGTGGTAATATAGCAGCATTTCCAGCTTTTGCAGCACCCGCATATTTGGCATTAAATTCATCAAGTGCCTTTATCATTGCGTCTTGTTTTGTATTTGGGACTGTAGATTTAATAATCTTAGGTGTCATCGCATTATTTCTATAGAAGTTGTCAATAGTTTGAAAACCTTGATATGTAATAGAAAGGTTTTGACGTAAAGCCTCAATAGGATTAAGGCCCCATATACCATCTTTTGTAATACATTTAAAATGTAATATTTCACTTGAATTTATTGGCTCTATCTTCCCTTCATCATCTTCAATTAAATAATAAAGTTGATCATTTACAATTTTATAATCTTTAACTTTTGATGGTGGCAGTAAAACAAGTGATCTAACTTTACCATTATTTCTATAAATTCTTGCAAATGAATTTCCTTTTAAGTTTCTCCAATATTCAAGAGCTGCAAAAAAAGTTTGTTGAGTTGTCCAATTATTAGGTTGATAGTGCAAAATTGGATATCTATAATCATTCTTTTTTACAATTTTACCATTACCAGCATCCTCATAAATATTAAGAGGCATTCTTGAAATGGTATCGGCAAGAATCTTAATACAAGTATATATTGTACTAATTTTATCACTTCTTTCAGGATCAAATGGAAGATTGCCATTAATTAACGTAGGAATTATAACATCATTATATGTTTCAAATGATCCTACCCACAGGTGTTTGAGATTCGCGAAAAAATTACTAATAGCCATTATTAATATTATTCTTTTTTATATTATATATTCAATTATTTAATTAATTAAATAATTAATTAATTACAATTTTTTTGTATATTTTTATACGCCGTTGTATAATTATTAAGTGCAACAAGCTCTTCATCATAAAGATCTTCAAGATATCCACCTACTGCCATTGCAAGTGCTACGCAACCATCAACCGAGTCTGCTTGTCTATTTTTGATAATTTTTACATTGTCATTTCCATCACGATAAAGCACTACATTTTTAAAATTCCATAACAATACAGGATTATTGATAGCTATTTTATTATTATATATCAATGATTCAATGTATTTTAATGGCGCATTAAATTTTAATGCGGTTTGTGGGAATTTAATGCAATTAAAACCATCTTCTTTAAGACGTGTTACTAATATTGGAGCATTATAGGGATCATAATAAATTGATATTATATTATATTTCTCATTTAAGAATTTAATTTTCTCATAAATTAAATTATGATCTATAACTCTACCACCTCCTTTATAGATGTAACCATCATAAAACCATTTTTCAAGAGTTTTACCAGATTTACGTATCATATTTCGTTCCGGATCAGGTAACCAGAAATAAGATATTACATAATGTTTTTCATCTTCATTTTTAGCTGGAATAAAAACAACAACAGATGTTAAGTCGGTTGTCTTGGATAAATCCATACCTATATACACATCTCTACTGTAAAAATCTTCTTCATTAAATTTTGTATATATTTGTAATAAGTTTTCTTCAGGAATCCAGATCTCAGGTGTATCACAGAATATATTTAAGTGTTTCGTTAAGAAATAAAATTTATCATTATAATTATATTTTACCGAGTTATATGTTTTTTGTAAATCTTCTAATGATATTATTTCACCTAATGAAGGATTTGATTTTGTCCAAATATTTGGATCATCAATATCATCCATTGGATCAGGTTGATATAAAAGTGAGAATGTAGTTTCATCTTCAATAATACCTTTTAATACATTTTGATGATATGTAAGATATTCATTTAAAAAACCATTTATATTTACACCTGCTGATGATATAAGAAATAACACGGGATTCATATGTGCAACCATTCCTGTTTTAATTGCCATATAAATAGCATTATCTTTATACCCGTGCACCTCATCAAGTATCGCCATATTTGGTGAATATCCCTCAAGTCTTGCAGGCTCTATGGGTGAAAATATTTGCATAAAGCCCTGCCTTTTTTTATTTTTAAAAGTAATTTTAGACCTCTGCGGAGTAAGTAAATGGTTTAATTGTGGTGTATGTATAACCATATTTTTTGCAAAGTTTAGGGCTATGGAGGCTTGTTGAGCAGTATTGGCAAGTAGGATTGATTGAGGATTCTCAACACCATCGGCAAGCATACCATAAACCTGAAGTGCGGCTGAGAATGCAGTTTTACCATTTTTACGGGCTACAAATAGGAAGACTTCTCTTACAACTCTTTTCTCAGGATTGTCGGCATAATAGAATCCAAATACATACATTATTACAAATGATTGCCAGGGAAATAAAGGGAATTGAATATACTTATCTTTTTCTTTATTATGTATAACATTTAAATATGAAAAAAACTTAAATACTTTATAAACTTTATCTTTACGTAAGATGTAACGTGGATCATTTTTCATCTTAGTAAAGCGGGCTACTGCCAAACGTATATAATCACCAACTAAAATTTCATCAGCCAATACCTTTAAGGCATATTCATTCCCTTCATTCCAACATTTATCGGCATATACTTCGGAATCTAAACGCATTTAAAAATTATTCATTTAATAATTCAAGAAATTTATCTTTTTCTTCAACAAATTCTTCTTTAAGACGAAGCTTAATACGATCTGATCTGCTTATTCCAAGTTTTGAAATCATTTGAAATACATTACGCATAATCATCTGATATGCACTCATATAAGGATTAATAATTGGAGTTAGTTTACCATTGACATTTTCACGCATAATAACAGGCCCATCTTCTTTTATTTTTTTAAGACAATCCTGGGCCATTTCATAATTAATAATAAGATCAGCAATGATAATATCATCAACATCTGGATCATAAGTGCCCTTATCAATAAGATGTTTAATAATCATTTTACGTAAAGCTTCTGGTTTCATAATTTTTACTTTTTATTTATATATTCATAAGACCTGGGTAAAGATCCCAAGTGGTTAGCTACTTTGGTTTAAAAAATAGGTATAAAAACCACCGTTGGTGTGACGAAAATTGGGGCC